GTCTCGCAACGTAATGGCTTCAAAAGCATCATCACCACCTATGGTTAATTTTCCTGATGTTGAAGTCGTGCCGATGCCAACATTGCTGGAACTGTCAAAACGGACACATTCTGAACCAGCCGTTTCAATGGTAACGGTGTCTGCCGCCGCAAACCTAATCGCAGTATTTGTATCGCCTGAATGAATTATTTTATCAGATATTGTCAGGTCACCAGTGACAGTCATGCTATCAGCCGTTGTAGCTGCAGAAAGACTTATTGTTCCAGAACCATTTGGATTTACAACTACATTACCATTAGATGCACTAGTAATTTCATTACCATTTACATCTAAATCACCTCCAAGTTGTGGTGTTGTGTCTCCAACAACATTTGTTAGCGCAGTGCCAACACCTAACTCACCAGCATCAACTTTCTTTAATGCACCATCAGTTGCATCTAAAAACATAAGATGATCAGCAGAAGCAATAGTTGTATCAGCTAAACCACTAATAACACTAGGATCAAGATGCTCTTCACTTATTGCATTATCTGCTATTTTTGCACCAGTAACAGCATCTGCAGCTAACTCTGCAGTAACAACCCCGCCATCTTTAATTGAAACAGCACCACTGCTAACATCAAAATTATCAGAACTAAAACTAGCAACACCAAGATTCGATGCTGTAGCTGTCTCAGCCGTAATGGTGACAGTATTAGATGAAGCAGATGTATCAATGCCTTCACCTCCTGTAATAGTAAGTGTTTCACTATCTAGGTCGATAGCAATAGTACCGCTGTCTGTTGTTAAATCTAAATCTTCTGCAGTAACTGTTGCATCTACATATGCTTTAATTGATTGTTGTGTAGCTAAATGACTAGCACTATTAGACGACATATCGTCTTCATCTTTGATAGATGTGCCGCTTATTGTGCCATTGAGAACTGCGCTTGTAAGTGTTTTGTTTGTTTCTGTAACTGATAAATCTTTATAATAATCAGTAACAACACTTACATCCATGCGTTTAAGTGTGCCAGCATCGCTTACAAGAAGCTCGTCAGTAGCCGCTAGACCTGATGTTAGAGCTGTTTGGGCTGATATAGTATCTGTGTTTAGTTTTGCGCCTGTAACGCCTGTGTCTGCTATTTTGGCTGTAGTTACAGAAGCACTATCTAGTTTTGCTGTTGTGACTGCTCCGTCATTTATTTTAGCTGTAGTAACTGCGCTATCTGCAAGCATTGCACTTGTAATACCACCTGTATCGATTGCTTGTGCTACTGGCTCAATATCACCTGATGTTTCATTAAATCTTAGATATTTACCTACCCTATCTGCTTTGAGTGGTAACTCCATGCTTGATGTAGCATCTTGATCTTTTAGTTTGATTGATCTGTCGTTGTCATCTGCTCTATCAGCTTGCATAGCAGTAAAACGGTCAAGTTCACGATTGAGTGTTGCAACTGCAAAAGCACCTGATGTAGGAAAGTCAGTAGTCCTAGCAAGAGGTATGTCACGAGTGATAACAACAGTAGAGCCGCCACTAGCACCAGTGACAGACATAGTAATGGTGCCAGTACTACCATCACCACCGGATACAGTATAATGAGTAGTAATTGTTTTAAGAGTACCATCAACATAAACCTTTAAATCGCCATTATCAAAGAACTCAAAAGGCACAGTAAAACTAGTCTGTGTTACCCCCTGGGCTACAGTGTACGATACTCTTGGTGTATTATCTGCCAAACTAATAGTCATGTCGTTACCCTACAAAAAAATAAAATTAAAATCTATCTATTTCTAAATACTCTACCTAAGTCTTGTTCTGCTTCAACTATTGCTTGTGCATCTTGATCAGCACCAGTGACCCAGCCATATAAAAGACTACTTGCACCCCCAACGATTGGCGTACCTTGAAATGGTAATTGCTCACCAATATCTGTTAAATCACCATCACCTGTCATTAAGTTTGTAATTGCTTCAGTAAGTTCTGATACTTGTCCAAATGGCGCACCTAATGGGTCAGTAGCTGCATCGTATTTGCTAGCATTATATCTACCTTGCAAAAAAGGATTATCTTTATCTACCACACCATGCGCTATCATATTTTGTAAAGCCATATAATATATATCTGCATACACACCCAGCACACCACTGCGCTCAACTATCTTTTGAAACAACTCTGGCTTATCCTTTGTATCAAACCACCAATCAGGCTTTTGTATGTGTAAAGAAAGGTACGCAAAACCAAGCATACCTAACATACCTTGCATACGATACTTTCTTGCAGGGTCTGTCATTGCTAGTGGCAATCTACTTGTAGCAGCAACAGTCCAACTTAAAAGACTATATGGCAAAGTCATAGCACCTGACTCAAACCTTACCATTTCAACATCACCAGTTGACATACGAGCATCAACTTTTAAACCAAGTTTATCAGTCAATGCGCTACGTTGAAAATATATAACGCCATCCATAGCGGCTGGTCTGTCCATTGCTTGTGACATAAGAATAGTATTTTGTGTTTGTAAATTAATTGCTGTTTGAACTTTACGTTTAAGGTCACGTTGCGCTGGTGTGTCTACAGACCACTCACTCATATTTAAAAGATGAAATCTACCAACACTAAGTTTCTGTGATTCAATAATATCTTCACCAGTTTGTTTTTTTAAATTACCAATAGCCTGTAAGTCTTCTAACTCAAGACCAAGTCTTGACATTTTTTCTGCATCACGCGCATCTATTTTTTCATTTTTAGCAACTTTAATTGCTATTTCAGCTATTTCATCTGCTTGCATAACAGCATTTAGCAAACGTAACTGTTTTGTAAATGCGCCTAAAAAATTACCAAATGGTGAATTAAAATAAAGCCCTTGCATACGCTCAAGACCTTTTTCAATCATCGTTTCGTTCTTTGTAATTAAATGATCACCATCAATTCTTCTTGTTATAAAATCCATGTTTGCTGCTAGTTCCATACCATAGAGCATCTTTGCCTGGTCTTTTCTAGCTTTTGTAAGCAAAGGATAGTTTGCAGTATCTATAAGAGGTGCAATATTTTTAAGAACACCACGCTCTAAAACAAAGATACCCAACTCAGAAACAGATGCTACTGCAGTTGCTGGCAGATAAGTCATAGAAGTAATTTTTCTTAAAGCATTAGCTATTCTAGTATTTAATGCTGTTGGGTCTTGTATTTGTACTCTAAATATTCTTTCAACATCTGTAGTAAAGTCAGCTTTCATAGCTGCAATTTCTTTATCTGTATTGCCGTTTAATCTACCTTCTGTTTCTATTATTCCAAGTAAATCATCAAGACTTTGACGACCAAAGACTCTTGCCCACTCTGCTCTTCTACCTGTCTGTGAAAAATACTCCATCATTCCTTGCATATCTGTTCTAAGATAATCAACAATTTTGTACTCAGGTATGTCTAATGTTCTTCTTCTAATAAAATAAATATCATCTTTTGGCACACCATTACTTACATCAAGTAGTTCGTCATCAACTTTGCCACTAATAATATCGTTTACAGTTTCTCTTGCTGCTTTGTCTGGGTCAAGCTCTCGTAAACTTTCTGTTATACCAGCCTTTTTGTTTAACGCTCTGATTGCATCTATATCTGCTTTAGGTACATATCTGCCCCATCTTTTATTTTTAGCATCCCAAAACTGTGTAAGAGGATTTTCTCTGTAATGTTTTGCAAGAATATTTACCAAGCCTTGTTGTTGTTCTTCTGTTGCTAGCTTTGCCTGGTCAAAACGTATTGTTACTACAAAGTTTGGTTTAGCTCGACCTTCACGCACAATGCCTTCAAAATAAGTAAGCTCGTCTTGTTTGTAGTTTAGTTCGTTTTTAAGGCTTGCAATATGATCAAGTTCTTTTTTTGTAAGTTGTGCATCCTCTGGTATATCATTGTATTTATCTAACTGATTTTTGATTTCATTTATTCTTGTATTCAGTGATTTAACAATAGGGTCAGCTTGTGCTGCATTTACTATTGCACCAGTATCAGACAAATAAATTCCCATTTGCTCCATTTTTTTATCAAGCGCATTAAATAAATCTTGTTCAATATCTGTTTTAGTATTGTTTGCAGCAAACTCTGGGTCTTCAAAACGTATACGCCTTGCTAACATCATATCAACAAACTCAGCAAAAGACATCTTATCAGTTTCGCCAAATGCACGCTCAACAGCATTTACAGCAGGGTCAATATCTTGATCAACAATCGGTAGCTTAGAACGCTCTGCAGTCACATCATCTTTTATGTATCTTGAAAATGCTCTTTGCAAATCGTCATATAACTGTTCACCCATTAACTCGCCAAGAAACGCCCTAGCTTGCAAAGATTGATTATTAAAGCCGTATTTAACGTCAGGCACATTACCTTGCAAAGTTACAGATGCATTATTTGTAAGATTTGCAAACATCATTTTTACTGTAGCTGGTGTTTTTTTATTAAGTAGTTGTCTTAGGCTTGGGCTGTTTTTATAAAAAGGTGTTTTTAAAATCCAATTTAAAACATTTGGTTTTACATCTTTGCCCTCTGCCAGCATTTGTAATGCTTCTCTATTCATTCTATTTTCATATTGCGGTACAGTTTCGTTTGCACCACGAGCAGAACGCGCATGTCTCATCTCATGATATAAAACAAACCTTGCCCATTCTTCTGGCGTTTGAAAATAAAAGTCTGGTAATGGTTCTACACCTTCAACTCTTGGTTTTGACCAAGGTTTATTTTTCCAATTATTTAATAAATATTCTTCATCCCAATATATTTTACCTTCTTCACCCTTAAATTTAGCAGCTACATAATCATCACGCCCAGGGTCTTGTGGTACTTTGCCTCTTACAACTTTAGCTGTTTTTGGTGCAGATGAATCTTGTTTAGTAGCAGGGTCTACTCTTTGTTTTGGCTTTGGATTTTTTTTATTTTTAAGGGCATTTAAATCTACAAGAACAGCCTGACCGCTAGGTGAATCTAATCCTGCAAGAGAATTTTTAACTCTTTCTAAAACCCCTTCTACTTTTTTTATTATTTCATCTATTTCATCATTAGTTATATCTTTTAATTTTCTACCTTCTAATCCAATCCCACCAGTTTCAAACTCAAAATTTTCATCTAAAATATCTCTTGTCTGTGCAGATAAATCGCCACCCAAAAGGACTTCTTCACCATCTTGATTGCGAATTATGATACTACCTGCTTCGCTTCTTTCAACTACTGGTGCATTATAAGAATTACCAGCAGCATCAAATACAACAATAGTTTCCCCTTGTTGTCCTGCAACATCATCCCTTGTTATTGGCGCTTCATCAAACATATCGACTGTATCACCAACCTGCACACCACTTTTATAATCACGAAATTTTTTTGCTGCTTGCTGAACAACTGGTTTTGCTGATCTAAATGCACTTGGAGCAGAACTTATTAAGCTACTAAATAAAGTTGTTGCTGCAATATTGGTTGCTGCTTCCCCTGGCGTTGCTAAATCATCAAATGGATAACGTATTGTTTCACCTGCAACCGCAGAATAAAAACCACCCTTTGCGCCAGCCGCTGCTGATGCTTTAATACCCATACCACCCTTAACAATAGTGCCTAAAGGTGTTCCAATAAAAGGTATCGCAAATGCAATATTTAATGGATCAATAAGACCAGCAAGCAAAGAGCTTGGACTGTACCAACTCTTTGTTTCCATACGCTGTCGTCTTAATTGATTCTCTTTGATAGTATTTATGCGATAATCAAATTGTTCTTTGCTTTGTGAGCCGACCAAATCAGCAGCATGGTTTATTATAAAATCATCATCTAATTCAGAAAGTGCATTTACAAAATTAAAACTAGCATCTTCCTTGCCAGCAAACATCAACGCCTCTTCTGATTGACGTATTATTGGCTGATAAAAATAGCCAAGCTGGTCAGAAAAATTTTGAGTAAAAGATGAAGGAGCTACACGCCCTGCAATATCACCTACAGATTCATTTACAGCTAATTCACTTGCATATGTAACAGGTAACAAACCCATATTATATTCCTGGAATAACACGTTGAGCAGTTAAAATATCTGGCTCAACTTGAACGCCCTCTTGTAAAATACTTGCAGCTTGTATTGCTTTCATTTTTACATCTCGCATCTTCAAAAGATTACCAGCACGAATACTGCGGAAATCAATAGTCATATTATCATCACCGTCTTGTACATAGTTACCCTGGCGGTCAACAACAAAATACCTAGGTTCGGTAACAGTTGATGATAAATCATGTTTTAAAAAATGTGTGTCTCCTAACTTAATATTAGGTTGTGACAGCGACCCTGTAAAAGCTGAAACAAAACTTGGCAGTCTCACTTGACCAACAACAGGCAAATCAAACCCCTCTTCTGCAAGTTTATTTGTTATTGTTCCTGCTATTCTTGGTATATCAAAAGCTCCAGGCTGCATTACAGGCACTTCATTACTTGCAATAATTTTTTTTTCAACATGCTCAATAAATCTATCTTTATCTTCAAATGTTGCAAAATGTGCTTCAGGTGCAAATCTACTAACTGCTTCATTAAATAACAAATCAGTTTGCTGATAATTATTTCTTATGTGTTGTTTTAAGACTTCATCAGGATTATCAAGTGTTCCATAAATACCAAAAGATGCTTCCACTAATTGATCTATAAATCTTACTGGAATAGCATCTTTAGAAGTATTTAATTCATCTGATACAATATCAGATACATATGTTCTAAACTCATCTCTACTTTGTTTTGCAAGTGTTCCATCTTTTTCCATTACAGCATCAATACCTAATACTTGTAATCCTCTTGCATAGTTACTTCTTCTTGTTTGAATATCACCAGTAGCAAATCTTAAAACATGTTCTCTTACTTTATTATAATCACCACCATAGGCTACAGTTGCATCTAACATTCTACCAAGTGCAGTATTATTTATACCTTCGATTTGTCTGGTGCCACCTATTGGGTCGCGTGACGCATGAAACAATATCTGCATGGTGTTTTGTATTTGATTAGCATCAACTTCTGCACCAGATATAATTCTATCTGTTATTGTCTTAAAATGTTTTGGTAATCTATTGTGAGTTTTAACATAATTTATTAATTGTTGCTGTGGCTTATTAACTTGTTTACCTGGCACAAACTCTGCAAGTGTAATTTGATTAACAACATTATTAGAAAAATAATCATCAGCCATAGACTTTGTTATTTGACCAATAACATTTGTATCATTTGATTCAAATAATGATGTAGTAAGTAAATTATCTGCAAATAGTTTTTCTTCATCTTTGATTGCACTCATTCTTTGAGCAAGATTATTAAGTGTTGCAGGGCTAGCTTCTTCAAATGCAGCGCGTAAACTTACTGCTTGTTCTGGTGATAAACCTATTTGTATTAATTCTTCTCCAAACTGTTCTGTTGCATAAGAACCATCACGCAAAGATTTATCTAACAGTGTAGTTAATCTTACAGCATTTAGATTAGGTGTATTTTGTTTTATGTTTAATATTGTTCCTAATGCAAAAACCCTTTTGCTTTCTTGTATAGTATTAGACCTTTGGCTTGGCGTATATTGAGGATTATTATCAAATATTGTTTTATCATCTTTTTCAATAACATCCATTAATTCTAATGCAGCTTGAGCATCACCTGCTGCCAATAGATTTTCAACATCTTGAAAACGATTATATGTAAGTTTTAAATGATCTATTACTGCTGATTGCTCAGACCTTTGATGTAAACTTTTTAATTTACCAATTTTATATTGACTTATAGAAGTTTGAGCTTGCTGTTGATACTGAGCTTGTAAGATTTGATCAAAATCTTGTTCAAGCAATGCAGACTGTTGTGAAACATATGCTAACGCTTGTTCTTCAAATTTTTCTGGGTCATCATATTCATTTGCTAATCTAAGCAATTCTTCATTTAGTACATTCTCTGTTGCTACAGCAAATCGTTTATTATAAAGATTTTGTGCTTGAGTAGAGCGTTCTCTTTCTTGTCCAAAAAAACCAGTACCTTTTTCAAATTTATTTGGTGCAGTATTTGGTATAATTTTACCATTTTCATCACGCTCATATATCGGTTGTGATGCTGCTGCTTCTAAATCTCCTTGTTCAAATTGTTCTTTTGCTTTTGCAATACTAAAATCTGCAACACCTTGTACTGCTCGTGCCATTGCCATATCTGCACGAAACTTTCCACCATCATCATTCGTAATACGCACTACACCAATAGGCTGATTGGTTGCAGTTTGTCTTGAGCGTTTTATAAATTCTACCATAGTTTTAACTCATATCCCGTGCTGCGCCTGTTAAACTGCTTATGGCACTAGCAATACCTTGTTTATAAGCAGCACTACCTTGTTGACGGAAACGTGATTGCGTAAGCTGACTTTGTGTAAACACAGCATCTATTTCCATATCTGCTTGTGTATCAATACGAGCTAAATCTCTTGCAACAACCTCTTCTTGCCTATCACGCATAGCTTGTATGCTTCTATCACTAATATCTCTACCAGTTATACCAACCAATGCAATATTTGTTGCATCATCTTCTATATAAGTACGAAAACGGTCTGCATGCTGTTGTTGCGCTTGCAATCTACGAGTTTCAGCCTCTGCTCTTGACCGATATTCTTCGCGTTTAGCATTAAGTTTTGCTTGCTGTTTAGCTGTGTAACCTGCCTTGTAGGACATACCTGCAGATACTAATGCGCCACCTGCTGCTATCAATTCAAACATTATCTACTTACCTCTACTACCATGCCATTAAGTTGCATATCTAACGGCGCACTTTGAGATATAGTTACTCTTGGGTCACGACTATATCCTAATAACTTAAATTCACGTTTGCCTGTAACTAGCGTTCTATCTGTAGACATATCATCAGTTACATTTCTTGTAATCAAGTCATTACTGTTTACAGAAATAGACATTGTATCCACCAAGTCTAATACAACATTTGTTAGCTTTCTAGGCATACCTGTCATCTGTACACCAAGCCTTGTACCATAGCTATCAATAGGTAATGTTTTTAAAATAGGTGTAAATGAATAGCCAAGAAAACCTGTAGACACATTATCTTTAGCTCCACTTACGTCAATTTGTGCGCTAGCAACTGTAAACTCACCAAGATAATCGGTGCCATTTACAGCTTTTACAACAGCATCGTTAGCAAAATGAGAGCCAAGACTGCTAAATACGCCACTCGACGCAGAAAACGTATCGCAAAAGTCCATAGGCATATCATCATCAAACTCTTCTAAAAAGAACTTTGTAGTACCACTACCATCATCCCTGGCAGATGCTACAAACAATCTATTTTCTATAGTACATACAGAATGAAACTTACCCTGTGTATTCCAAAGTGACCAGCCCTGCTTCTTCTCACCTCTAATAGTATAAAAAATAGCAAGCGTACCATCACTATTTACAAAGTATGCATATGTTTCTGGTCTATTTGTTGCACCAGTAACTACAAGCTGTTGTGTGGGTGTTATAATTAAATGCGATGCCAATGCAGATATACTACCCCCAGTGTAAGCATCTTCACCCTCAGTAAACAAAAACTCACGAACAGATTTGCCACTTCGATCAGTAAATAGTGTTGCACCATCTAAAGGTATTGGTCTAGCAAAACCTGTACCAAATGGTGTTTGCCTTCTAATTACAGCACTAGTTGGTGTAATAGGCTTTGTTGTACTAGTTGGAATATATAGTTCTGCAGTAGTAGAAAATATCTGCAAGTCACGATTACTCACAAGATGCCTGATAGTAAAAATGTCACCTACATTGGATGTAAGGTCAAGAGACTCATTGTCTAATGCTGTTCCTATATCAAAGTTAAAATACTCTGCAGATTTTGATGCCCATATTTGATCAGGTTGTGATGGTGTTCCTGCAAACCATAATCTATTTTCATGGAAAGTTGTTGCACTTGGATAGCCCCTAAGTGCTGAGTAGCTTTGTTCTGCCCATTCTGTAGTAGCGGCTGTTGATGCTATGCGTGGTTGACCACCACCATCAGTTGAAAGATTTGCACTTGCTCCTGCTGTAACTTCATATTTGTTTTCATCTAATACAGTAATTGTTCTTGAGCCATTTATTTGGTTTGCGTTGATGCCACCAACAGCTGCCGCCCGATCAATAGTTACACTATCACCTGTAGATAAACCATGCAGTGCGTGTGTAATTTGTATTGTTGTTGTTCCATCAATAGTTCTTATTGCATCTACATCAAGAGTTGTTCTAATAACATCCAAGACAACAACAGCCGCTTGTGTTGTGCCACTTGTGCCAACAATAGATACTTCAGAATCACCGATGCGTAATCTTAGACCAACATATGCAGTACTAAAATATGCAGCACTTGTTGTTACTTTTGGACAATAAGTAACAGTAGAGCCATTATCATGCGCTGAAGCAGTTGTATTAAATGCACCTCTACTACACCCAGTAAGTGTATTGGTTGATTTACCTGTATAAGTAATTACCTCAGAACCAACAAGTATTCTGCCAGATGATGGGAAACTGCTTGCATCAGTAATGTCTATTTCTGTTTCAGAAGAGTCAATAGCCTCTGCCGCAGTTGTTGTATATGACTGCGTATCTGTTGGTGTAATTGTTACGCCTGGGCTTTGAAACGAGAAAAAAGGCATATGAGTTAAATCACCTGCTGGTGACTCATCAAATGCATATGTTTCTACTTGAAATGTGGTTAAAGATGTTCTTACTATCTTGCGTATAGCAAAAGATGGATGCGTAATAAAAAACACATCACCTTTTTGCACATATGTAAAAGACTCAAGATAGGTAACATCCCAAGGTACAGCAACACTATTGACATCGGTTGTCACAGCTTGAATGTGAGATACAGCACCTGTGGTTGCATTAATCTGAAATATATCTAACTTGTTATCACTAAATGCAAAGATATACTTTTCATCATCACTAAATACAAAAGGCTCAAGCCTTACCTGCATACGCTTAGTTGCATCATAGGAAGGCGCAGAAAAATTATATAGACGCTTTGTGCCAGGGCGTTTTACTACAGCTCCTTCTGCACGAATATATAGATTTCTAATCTGCTCTGCTGCAGCAGTGTATACATTAGTATCAACACGGCTTGTTAAAGAATTGCTTAATTCACCAAACTCAAAGCTGGACAAAGGTATGCGTACTCTTGCCATCAGCTTCTCCTATCAGTGATAAACCTTGATGTAGCTATTTTGCGTGTAGTGCTTATCTGGCTATCAAGCGTTCTAGCTTTAGCCATAAACCTATCGCTTACTACAAGCATCTGTTGTGATAGTTCTGGGTCACGAGCAATGCTGCCAGCAAATACTGAAGCTAGCATATACTCTACAGCTAAAGTAAAATAGGAGGGCCAATCGACTTCGTTGGCTCTAAATGTATAGTCAGCCACCACACTATCTGCAACTGTCCTATTACTAAATACTTTGTCACCATATTGTGTATAGTCTACTAAATTATCATTAACTGTTAATGCGTGAAGCATAAGCAGGTCACTTGGTAGTTGGTGTGCAATATCAAATCTACCTGTAGGTGCATCAGTTAATGCATTTAAAATTGCTTGATTAGTTGAAAATCGCCAACGTGTGCTTGTTAAGCACGCCCTGGCAACATCTTCATAAAGATTAGAGGCAACAGTAGCTTCTGTTGTTGTCTCGGAAAAAGACGTTATCGGGTCTGCTCCTATAAGGATCAAAGCCCGACTAGCTACATCTATCGCACTATTACTTGCCTCTGAGGTCATAAGTAAGAAATGGAGGCAGGTGAAGGGAGTCCCCTGCCTCCAAACCCTCTAGTCAGAGTCTGTTGCTGTAACAGTTAATCCATCAACAACATCAACAGCCGACGCTGACTGTGCATTTGCATATGTCAGTGTAACGGCAGGTGTGCCACCAGTAGAGGTGACAGCAATGATGACATCGTTCAGATTGAACATACCAGCAGAGTCATTAAAATAACCTGCAGTATTTACAGTAGCAATCGTATCAGTTGTGGTGTAATGCCAAAGGTTTACACCAGAGCCACCTGATAAACGAGTAAGATTTGCTGCATCATACGCCATGTTCAGACCTCCTATGAGTTGTTGTCAAGAACTTCGTAGATACCGTTATCGTCGATAACTACTGCGCCCATTGACATCATTGAAGTTGCGAGGTGACTTGCTTTTTCTGCAACATAGTTAAGTTCGGTAGTGACATCAGCACCAACGCCCAAACCTATTGCAGTGTTATGGTAAGCAATATTTTTACCTGCTGTGATTGCAGATGTTGAGAATATCTTGAATCCAAGAAACTCTTTCATCGTCATTCCACCAGCATATGGTAGATTTTGCTCACCTACAAAGTCTGAACTTGCAAACTCTGTAATTAAGAACAAGTCGGCATATCCTTTCGGATTCATTGCGAGATAACGCTGTCCATCCTCTGGAATGTTTGCAGAACCAAATGTCTCAAAGAGAGCAAGGATGTCTGCTTTTTCCAAAGCACTTGAGGTATCATGGATTTGTGTGCTGTTTGCACCTGCATCCATTGCTGTAACCAACAAATCATCAGTCTTACGACCAAGAGCAGCGGCGGCGGATGTTGCCACAGCTTGACGCTCATCAATGTTAGTTTTCATTTCATCGAGCTTATCGATGTATTCAGCCGCATAGAAATCAGAAAGTGTGGCTTCTGCGGTTGTGTGCGCCAGTTCCATCGGAGTGATAGAGCCGTTGCGTGCCTTTGTTGAAGCAGTGCCAGTACCGATTTTTTGGAAGCGAACAACACTTCCTTGCACATTGCTGACTGTGCGAACAGTATTCCGTAGCTTGGAACCCATACGCTGATAAGCCATGTGAACTTCGGATTCGAACTGCTTAATAAAGGCGGTATCAATAGAATTAGCCATTATAAAAGTCCTATTAAAAAAGTTTCACCAATGAGCAGTTATCCGTCCTCTAGCATCACTCAGTTATCCAATCGGGCTGTCAGCTAATTTCGGGCTTCTCAACTCCAGATATAACATGATAAAACTTTTTTTGACAATATATAAAATTAACCATTTCATGCCCATTGGTAATATGTGGCTCTAAAGAAAACAAACAACCAAGCGTTGTAAGCCATTGCAATGTTCTCTGATTAGCCAAAGGCACTTCGTTAGTCACAAAGTCATAAAGTTCTGAATAGTATTTAATAAGAAACTTTGTAGTTTTATAAAAACTAATTTTATTATTTGCTATCTCATCAGTGCCAAGCAGCCATGCAATACCTGCATCTGCCCACTCTATTGAACCTTCTGGCGTAGGTGCATGACCTGTTAATGCAATAGGCACACCCCCTACAACGAGCGCAAAGTTCTCACCGCTTTGATCAAGAACAGCCTCATGGCAAGCGCGCCAGGGCGTATAGCCCTGTATTCTGCACTCTGTTACATCACTGCTGCGTAAGTTTTCAAAGATAAGAGAAGCGTGATTTGTTGTAGCACGCTCTATAGATATTGTTCCTATCTTACTGGGAATCACCATAGATACGCTTATAACCCTCTTGTACTTGTTTTACATAGTTAGGGTCACGACTACCTGATTTCCAATATCTTTCATCGCGCATCATTTCTTCAAGTTCAGTCTGTGTAACTGCGCTTGGTGATGATGCTTGGTCACTCATTTGAGTAGAACTTAATGCTTGCATAATATGCTCTAGTGCCATTATGCCCTCGGCTGATTCACCCAGGCGCATGATTGACTCTTCGTACTCTGGAGGAAAAAACTTCTGTGACCAAAGACTAACAGCTTCAATACGAGCATTTGCATTGTCACCAAGCTTTGCTGTTTCTGCAGGTATATCAGGTTGATTTGCACTTATGGCTTGCTGCCATACTTCTAGTCCTGCGGTAAACTCTTCTTGGTTAAAGCCATTTTCATAGCAATGATTTGACCACCAATCCAATAGTTCATTATCTACAACAAAGTCATCTGGTATTTCTTCTGGCATTTGATATTCGCCAGCACTAGCAGGACGCTCTGAATATGCCTGTTCTTCTAGTTCTTTAATTATGTTTTCTCTTAGCTCTGCTTCACCTTTACTTAGCTTTGCCTCTAGTGAACCATAAGACTCAGCTAATGCTTCTGGTGTTTCAAACTTTTCTGGAAGCCACGCTGGACGTTCTACAGTCTCAGCTTGTACTTCTGGTGTTTCTACAGATTCTGATGCGATTGCATCACTCACTGTCATTGGTGCTTCTGTTTCCGACATCTTTTGCTTTCTCCGATTGTTTCATGCGTCGCTCTATAAGGCCAACAAGATAGCGTTGCCCTTCTAAATGACGCAATTCGTCTGCGCTTATATTGGGACCTGATACAGCCTCAATGGTTATTGAACGTAAATATTGTAAGACAGCTTCACCAGTTGGTGATCTAAACAGGCTTTCTATATTGCGTGATATAATTAAGTCGTCTGCTTTTGTGCGTGTAAAGCCATCAAGAGAGAGGTGTCGTGCCATCTGCTATTGCTTGCCCTTCTGGTGATTGCTGTAGCATTTGCGCCATTTCTATTACTGCCTGACGCTCTGCCATGTCCCTTACCAAATGATCGGGTACACCAAACTTCTTAGCTAAATACAATGCTGTCTCTTCTGAAGATACCAGCAAGTTCATTAACTGAGGTCCGAACATTCCATTCACCATTTCTAAGAAACGGCTTACTGCCATTATATCCTGATTTGCCTGTGCTTGTGCAAGTGGAGATATGCTTTTTATTTTTATTTCTCTACCATTAACTGTAGGCAGTTCAATGCGTCCTTGCTTGCGCAGTATATATACTACACGTTGTAATATTGGTTGCACCATTTCTGCTTGCAATCTACCAAAGGCTGCACCGATACGTCTGCTTAAATCAGCCATACGCTCTGCAACTTCTGTTGCTGATGCTGGTGTACGATTAGGGTCGCCAAGCATATCATTATATAGCGCACGTTTAATATTATTACGCATGTCATTTAGAATAAGATTTGCAACATTGAAGTCACCTGCCGCACGGATTGGTTGTAGTCCTGCGCTGCCTGGCGCTTTTGGAATGACTGTGCCAGGCATGAGATTGATTGTGTCAACATTGATAATACCATCATCATCCATCTGATAAATACCAGACACAGACATCTGTGCATTTTCAAGAATTAGTTCGATAGTAAGATTAGTTGTTTTGATTGCGCTCAGTGCATTAACAAGTGGACCACGCCCATATGTTTCACCTGCTGCCTTAGACCAGCGAAAGCATACAAATGGATTAGAGCCAACGCCCTCATAGTTTTCCATAAACAGCATTTTCTGACGATCAATATCAATCACAAAGAAGCCATATTTTTCTACATTTGGCTTATCATAAATACGACAAACAACTTCCAATATCTTTGTCTTGGCATCTGGATTATTCTTCATCATGTTAATCATCTCAGGCGCAAGTTCTGCTTTTGGATATATAATAGTTATATCCGAACAGCGAACTTCACGCTGACGATACACATGGTCAATCTTATCATCGGGACCACTTTCAAGAACAAGTTGTGGCAAAGGTATTGCATTAAATCTAACAGGATTGATTGCATCACCCTCTTCAACAATTAGACAAGCTGTGCCTACAGCTAAATCAAGAAATGACTCATGCACTTCCTGACTAAAGTTTGAGTTCTGCAATATCTCAAAGATATATTCTGTTACTTTGTCGAGTTCGTTATTAACTTCGTCAGCATCTTCTTCAGCCATTTCTGACCCTGCGATAAAATCTGCCCAACGCGCAAAATTAGGGACAAGCCCAGATTGTAAACGCGACGCAAACTCTTGGACACCAACGACTGCAGTTTCGTCAAATATTTTGTCATCTCTTCTTTGCCCCTTTGTTTCATAGTGAAACCCTGCTCTTTGAGGCAGGGCATAGTCATAGCACTCTTCATAAAGTTCTTCGAATTGCATACGCTCTGCTTTTGCTTTGCGATACTTTTCAAGATAATATTTAGCCGTATCTTTCATTTCATTTTCCTTATTTTTCTTTGAACTGCTTTTGGTAATTCTGAAAAATGAAAAAGTTTTTTACTCTTGCTTGTATGTTTTGAACCAGAATGAACATCGCCATTAGGCATTTTATGCGTACCACCAGAATACTTTGTACCATCTTTTAAATAATGACTTACTGATTTAGCCATAATAAGGTCTACTCGCTGCAGGTTTTAACAAACTTCTACGTTGTCCTCTAAAAGCTCGTAGCTGCTGTCTTCGTCTTTCTTGTTCATCAGGGTCATCCCTAAACCGAGGTTGTTCAGATGCTGGTCTTTCCTCTGGTTGAGGTAAGTCTTCCATAACAGGCGCAGCAGTACCAACAGCTTTTTCGATTGCAACACGTTTCTCTTGCACTTGTTCTTTTTTTGTTGGAGGTGGTGGTTTGTATAAAGTTGGTACAGTAACATACCCAAATCCACTATCTGCAGTAGAACTAAGTGAGTAAAATTGGTCGCCTTGTTTAATTAAAGTATTACCTCTTTGATCTTTAAATTGACCAGGAGATGTTTCAGTAACACCTCTTGGCAGAACTAAAGACTTAGCTGTTGTTTTTTTAGATTGTGTAGTTCTTGGCTGTATCATGCTTGTTGCCATGCCACCATATAAACTACCTATATCCATAGCAAAACTAACCATCGTTTTGTTGTCCTGGTAATTGACTTAAAAATCCTGCGCCGCTACCGCCACTCATAATTAATGAACGTCGTCCTATACCTTTACGCTTACGAGCAACAGTCTGTTGCAAACGCTCCTCTTTGAGTTGCGCTCTTTCATCTGCAGCTTGTTGAGCCATTATCTTTGCTTGTTTACGCTGTTCTTCAAGTTGTGCAATAATAGCATCATTAGCTGGGTCAGCCTTTGGTCCTTTGGGGCGTAAACCTAATAATCTACCTACAGCTTTAAGACACATAATATACTCCTAAATTCCTTATAGCCTTGCCCACAGTCCTTGTCTACGCTTTCCTTTTGGTTTTCTTGTAAACACATCATAGTCAGTACGAGCGTTAAATACCTTTGCTTGTCGTGAATTGCCTAGAACTTCGCGCCCTTCCCCTGCTCCTAGCATTAAATATTGAAGTGCATCATGTATATGAGAAAATCTATTTTTATCTGGTTTATCATCATAACGCTCACCAGATACTTGTATACGCCTATACTGATAGCCACCCTCAAAGCCTTTGATAGTTTCTTTGCATCTTTGATCAATCAGAAAGCCAGCATGTCCATCTACCATTCTATTCAATGGTGCAGACACAGCTTCGATGCGTAAACTCACATCATTGCTTGGTGCGGGACGAGCAATTAAACCCGCCCCACGCAAAACTTGGAATGGTGTAGACTCATCAGTCTGCGCTCTAAAATCACCACTAGGGTCGCCATATATATTTACTTCGCAAGCACCATATCGTGTTGCTATCTCTTGTCTTAATATTTCAGAGAAACGCACTATGCCCATATCAAAGGCAACTATCTCTTGCAAGATAAGCCATCTACCACGCACCTTCTGTCCAAAGATAGCTGCTGGAGTCAAACCAAAATCCAATCCACAGAAGACAGGCACACCTGCAGCAACAGGTATTTCTTCTTGCGCTACATGAGTATCACGTACAAACATATTGTAGATTGGCTTACCATCTTGGATTGCACCAAGTCGGTTCATTACATAAACATCAATCCAACTTTTACTCTTACCTCTGATAAGATTTGTATAGTAGCTATCAAGCATGTTCCTTGAGTTCTCTGCATCCTTATTAGGTAGATACTCATCTACATTGCCATCTTCATCGCGCTTCTCAACCATGCCAGGTGGTTGTGTAAAGAAGAGCCAGTTATCAGGCTTGACCAACATCTTAGCTTCTTCTGCATTTATATAATCTGGCACAGGTGCTTCACCTGACATAATAGACCACCAGTGGTCTTCTTCTGGTGCGTTAGTATCTGCAATAACACCAGACCAACTCGGTCCACCTTCACGCATACTAGGATACCTGCCAACACGCATCGTACAAGCATCAATGATAGACTTAGGCAACTCCCTTGCCTCATTTATCCATATGCCTGTCAACTCAAGTGACAGTAGTTTCTTTACATCCTCTGGTCGATCAAGAGCCAAGAAGATAACCTCAAGGTCTAGGTCGCCCTTCTTGATATGGTGAGTGTATGGGACAGACCATGTAAACTTGCCCCAATCATTTTCTGGAAACCAATCCAGCCATGTCTTGATTGTTGTAGTTCTTAGCTGTGGATTAGTATTACGGATAATAGCCCATCTGCTTTGACGTATACCATTTTTGTTTTTCTCTTGCATACACGCTCTGCGAAACACCTCAACAGAACAACCAACAGACTTGCCGCTACCAACTGGACCACGAATACCACGAAAGAAAGAGTTATCTTTCATAAAGTCTTTTAGTATTTCACCATCAGGTTTGTAATTAAAGTTCGTCAACTTTATGATCTACACCAAACTTTAGCATACGCTCTACCACTTCAGGTCCGATAACTGCAATCATCTTGTCAGCTTCTCTATCAGTCTGAAACTCTGTTGGGTGATATGCTAGGTGTACCTTCTTTACAATCTTTCTAAGTATCCTGCGCTCCTCATCATTCAAAGTATGTAAGAAGCCATTACTAGATGTAATCTGATTCATGTTCTATATGACCTTGTTTTTTTCGCAATAGAGCGAGGCTGTTTGGAGAACTGCTTGCCAGCACGAGTATCCTTACGTTTCTTTCTTGTTGTTGCGGCATACTCTGCAGCAGTAAGACTTTTGATGGCAGCACTAGGTAGGTATCGCTCACCTGTCTTAGCAGAAGGCTTGCCACTCTTGGTGCGCCATTTCTGCTTAGTCCAACTAACTAATGACTGTTGTGACTTTTTGCGAGGCATTAGTTTCTATAACCGCCTCCAGCTTTTTTGTAAGCACGGGCAAGCATCTGTGCTTTACGAGCAGACCACTGCCCAGGTCTGCCGCCCTTGCCACCAGCTTTGATGCGATTAAACAAGTTCTTTCGCATTGTAGGCTTAGTGTAATTACCAGCTTCATTAACTCTTGACTTAGCCATTACTTATTCTTTGAGGCTAAGATACGCTTTTGAAGTGAACGTGGTAGTGTCTTTTGTTTCGCCGTAAGAAGAGATTTCTTCTTCTTCTTAGATGGGCGACCAACTTGACTTCCATATGTTCCTTTTCCCATAGGCATCATGTGTCTCCTTCTGGTCTGTTTTCTTCCTGCTGTTCCGCTATCTTACGAAGCTCCTCAATCTCTTCCTTAGATAGCGCATCCTCAAACTTAGCCTTGTCCATTTCTTCTATCAATCCTTGTATAACTAAATATCTAACCTTAATCTCAAAAACTTTTTCTACGCTTTCTTCTTTGCTTTGTTTCTGCGTGAAATAGCGGCGGCTTTCTTTCTCGCGTCTGCTTTCGAAGATGCGCCCCATGCTCTTAATGACAGAAGTAATCTTGTTGGTCTCCCTTTTGAATCACGTTCGGGACCACGCATGTTTCCCATCCTAGCAAGAAAGGATGCGCGTCTAGGGTTATCGCCAGACTTAACTGGCGGTCTGAGTGTCCCCTGTTTGTACGACCTGCGACCCGCTGCGTTCAATCCCCCCTTCGGGTTCTTGCCCTCCTTGCGTTGCCATGCTGGTGTCTTCGCCATCTAGTGACTCCTGCTCATCTTTATATCTAGTTGTATAATCATTACCACGCCAAGTAAAGGTGCTTTGACCTGCACTGCGACTACGCGCAAAGGCTTCGCCAAAACCAAGCACATCTAAATTATTTGGCCGCTCAACTTCTGGCAAAGGTGTTGCTTCAAGAACTGCGTTCATCTTATCAAGACGAGACTTTGTTAATGGGTTTGTTAAAAACTTGGGAACAGCTGCAGTCTCTTCAATGCCAAAGAAATCATCCATTGCATCAGACACAGCTTCCATAACTGGTGGTATTTTAATATCAATATTAATACTGTCATTTTGAAATTGACTAGCAAACCAATCGGTGCTTGATGTAATTGCTTGGTCAACTTGCTCGGCTAGACCCTGTGCATAACGCCTGCCAGCAACAAGGATATTATTATTTTGGCTTGGATCACTTGCATCTTTTAACTGATAGCCACCATCATTTGTACGCTTTGCAACCACATGATTCATAATAGTATCTGATTCAAAACCAAGAAAGTTAGAACTTGTTTCCACCTCAACCGCATCTGGGTTTGCGGTAAAGTATTTATCAAGTGCATGTTTTATTGTACCAAGAGCTTCAGGAGAAAATTTTTCTGTAGTTATCTGTTCTTCTGCAATAGCGTCTGTAGATAACTCATTTTCTATAGCATCAAAAAAACGAGCAAAATAATTTGAACCAGTTTTGTTTACTGCGTCTTTATGCTCTTCACGGATAAAGTCTTCTGAATCTTTCTGCGGCGCAACAATTCTTCCTGCAGTACGCATAGGCTGAACAAGGTCTGCAGGTGCTGGACCCAGGTCAATATAAACTTCTCTATCATTCTTTTTAGATACGCCAAAGATACCACTAGGCATAAACATACGCTCTACACGATCAACAACTCGCTTACTCCCAGATGTGTCTGCTTCATGGAAGTTATAACTATCAACAATTATTAAATGACCTCTATCATCTATATAGGTATCTGACTTACCTAAACTTGTCTTAGCTGCCTGTTCTGGACTAAGAGAAGTAGCAATCTGTGCAAGCTGTTGAAACGTACCCATACCTGCCTGATTTCTTGCACTAAGAATATCATTGCTACCAACACGATAATCATTATAAGTGTTTGAGTATCTCCCAGCACGAGCGTTTTTAATTGCAACATCTCTAATCACGTTAAGAGTAGAATCAGTAAATTGATTTGCAGTTATAGTCATAGCTTGACCCAAATCTACCCCAACTCTTTCTGCCAATGAGATAGCTACCTGCTGGGCAAGCAATTTAAAATGGTCAGTAGATATAGCCATCTTTTTTGTCTCCTGGTTTCCTGAAATACTACCTGAAACATTAAATGATAGCGTTTCATTCTTAGTTATATCTTGCCCTTTAACTACAGCCTTGCCAAAATCATCCGTAGGTTTGTAACCTTTTTTTGTTTTGCTTGCGTCAAAATCATATTTATCATTTACTGTAAACCCACCATCGTTAGTATTTTTAAAATTAAAAACACCTAGCAAAGTATACATTGCATAAACAGGGTCTGCAAGTGAACGACGCAACATTACAGCAGAGGATTCTTTTTTTAACCTACCACTTTTTCTATGTGTTGCAGGACTCATGCCATCAGCAAGCGGGGGATAATCTTCATACTTAATAAAAGAACGTCCATCTTTTCTTGCATTTTCTACAGCAGTGCGAAGAACATCTTTTTCTTCTTTACCAATGTTAGAAATATTAAAATCAGGTAATCTAACAGGGTCTGATGGATCAACCCCAAGCGCAGAAGTTATTGGATTTCCAAGTCGATACAGTGCATAAGCTACTGCGTTAGGCGGCAACACACTTCTCTTTGGAGCAACCATATCAAACCTTTTAGATAAAAAATATTTCTAAGACACACTATCCAGCAAAACCTATTTGAGAAGCAAGTCTTTTTTTTGCGAGCCTTGAGAAGAAATAATGTTTGTATGAGACCACTCGC